GCAACCTTTTTGATGGCTTATATCTAACCCAAAAAATCAAAAACCACTAAATACATGTAGAAGTCGTATTCATGGAGATCACACAATGGCCCAATTAAGTTCACCAGGCGTAAGCACAACAGTTATAGATGAAAGTTTCTATACTCCAGCTGCCCCAGGTACCGTACCTTTAATTATCGTTGCATCTGAAGAGAGCAAACAAAATGGCGCAGGCACAGGCACTGCATCAGGAACACTAAAAGCAAATGCTGGACAAGTTTATTTACTAACAAGTCAAAAAGACCTTTCAGATACTTTTGGTACACCTGTATTTAAAACAGACGCAAACAACAACCCAATTCACGCAGGAGAACAAAACGAATATGGTCTCCAAGCAGCTTACAGCTACTTAGGCGTATCAAATCGTGCATATGTAGTACGTGCTGATCTTGATCTTGGGCAACTAAACGCACTAGCAGATGCACCGTCAGGCGCACCAGCAAATGGTACGTTCTGGTTCGACACAGCAGATACTAAATTTGGTATTTTTGAGTGGAGTTCTACAGACGCTACTGTTACAGGCGGTCAATCATTTGCAAACAAAGTTCCTACTATCATTACTGACAGCACAAAAGTTGACGGTAATACAGACGGTCCATTAAGAAGCATTGGCGCCATTGGCGACTATGCAATCGTTGCAACTACTACACTAAACAAGTTATGGTACAAGAAGCCAGTAACACATACCCCAGGTGGTATTTGGGTTGCTGTTGGTTCAAGCGATTGGACTGCATCATGGCCAACTGCACAAGGTACTACTGCAAACCCAACAATGTTAAGCGGAGATTCGTTAGTTATTAACGGTTCTCCAGTAACAGGTGTTACATCACTAAGTTTGTTAGTTTCTGCAATTAACACAGCAGCTATTGCTGGTGTTACAGCAGCAGCAGTTAATTCTAAGTTAGAAATTTATTCAACTGGTGTTGATGTTGTAATGTCTGGGCCTACACTAGGTAAAGTTGGTTTAGCAGTTCCTCAATCTCCTGCAAACACTGTAACTTACCGTGCACCAGCTTTGACAATTTCAAAGCATACACAAGTTCCAACATACAAGCGTACAGATGCTCCATCTACTGTTAACGGCAACGCAACAGGCAGTATCTGGGTTAAGACAACAAGTCCAAACCTAGGTGCAGATTGGATTATTAAGAAGTACAGCGAAGCTACTCGTGCATGGGCATCAGTTAATGCTCCATTGTACGCAAGTAATGCCGAAGCATTGCGCGGTATTGATCCAGCAGGCGGCGGCATTAACTTGCCAGTTGGCGCAACTTACGTAAAGTTTAACGACGACGAAGGTTCTCCAGTAGAAGCTAACTTTAAGATCTATGCTCGTAAGGCAGCAGGCGCAACTACAATCAAGTCATTGCCAATCAGTGGCTCAACGTTTTCAAGTGGTCAAACTTATACTTTCACTATCAGCGAAACTGAGTTAGGCACAGCAGAGTTTGTTGCTCCAGAAACAATTACATTCGTTGCATCTGCAACACCAGCTGATGCTGACGCATTGCTAACTGCACTAACAGGTGCATTACAAAGCACTAGCATTTCAGCTAGCAAGACATCTTCAAATGAAATCGTTATTAGCCATATTTTAGGCGGCGACTTTAAATTAGTTGATATTTCAAACGGTCCTTTAGATAAGTTGTTCTCAACTGTATCTACTGCAAACTTCTACGCTGACCCAGACGGTACAGTTAACGGTTATGTTGCAAGTCTTTGGACTTCGACAGTTGCCGGTTCAGGCTTTGCTACAGCAAGTGCTACAGCACCGACTACAGAAGCAGTTGATGGTCAATTATGGTACAACAGCATTGTTGACGAAGTAGATATTTTAGTACATGACGGTTCAAACTGGGTTGGTTATGCAAACTATACACAAAATCAAGTTGGCGGTGACGCAACTGATGCTAATGGTCCTATTGTAAGTGCTACACAACCAACAGTTCAAAGCGATGGTTCTGCATTGGCTAACGGCGACCTTTGGGTTGACACTAGCGATTTAGAAAGCTATCCTAACGTTTACAAGTACAACTACTTGACTAAGAAGTGGGTACTAGTTGACTCAGCTGATCAAACAACTGAAAATGGTATTTTATTCCATGACGCTCGTTGGGCAGTTAATGGAACAATCTCAACACCAAGCTCAATTGCTGACTTGTTACTAGTTGATTACGTAGACTTTGACGCTCCAGATCCTGCATTGTATCCAAAAGGTATGTTGCTATGGAACTTACGTCGTTCTGGATTCAACGTTAAGAAATTTGTACACAACTATGTTGATGTACTAGCACGTAATCACAGATTCAACAATGAATCAATGAGCACATATTATCCTAACCGTTGGATTAGCGAAGCTGCTAATCAAGAAAACGGTGCAGGTACATTCGGTCGTAAGGCACAACGTAAGGTAGTTGTTCAAGCTCTTCAAGCACTTGTTAACAGCAACCAACAAATCCGTGATGAAGAATCACGTATCTTTAACTTGATCGCAACACCTGGATATCCAGAGCTTATCGGCGAAATGGTTGCACTAAACTATGATCGCGGTATTTCAGCGTTCGTTGTTGGTGATGTACCAGCTAGATTAAAGTCTGATGCTACTACATTAAGCAACTGGGGTAACAATACCGCAGGCGCATTAGAAGACAACGATACTGGATTGGTCAGCTTTGACGAATACTTAGGTGTGTTCTATCCATGGGGTTACACAAGTGACAACATTGGTAATAACGTAGTTGTTCCTCCAAGTCACATGATGTTACGTACAATCGCATTGAGCGATAACGTTTCTTACCCATGGTTTGCTCCAGCAGGTACACGTCGTGGTGGTATTACTAACGCAACAGCAGTTGGTTATGTAGATGCAGTAAGTGGTGAATTCCAATCAGTTGCATTGAACACTGGACAACGTGATACATTGGCTAGCATCAAAGTTAACCCATTGACATTCATTACAGGTACAGGTCTTGTTAACTACGGACAGTACACTCGTGCTAAAAACGCAAGTGCATTAGATCGTATTAACGTGGCTCGCTTGGTGATTTATCTACGCCGTCAATTCAACCAATTGGCTAAGCCATATGTGTTTGAACCAAACGACAAAATCACTCGTGATGAAATCAAAGGTGCAGCAGAAAGCCTATTGTTAGAGTTAGTTGGACAACGTGCCTTGTATGATTATATCGTAGTTTGCGATACTTCAAACAACACGCCATCTAGAATCGACCGTAGTGAACTATATCTAGACGTAGCTATTGAACCAGTTAAGGCAGTTGAATTTATTTACATTCCATTGCGCTTAAAGAACACTGGCGAAATTGCTGGTCTATCAAAATAATCGGAGATAACAAATGGCTATTTCAAGTCTATCAAAATTTACAGTACCTTTAGCTAGCGACCAGAGCGCTAGCGCTCAAGGTATGTTGATGCCAAAGTTAAAATATCGCTTCCGAGTGATGTTTGAAAACTTTGGTGTATCAACACCTACAACAGAATTGACTAAGCAAGTTCAAGAAGCTGCACGTCCAAACGTACAGTTTGCTGATCAAAAGATTGAAGTTTATAACTCAACAATCCACTATGCTGGTCGCCCAACATGGCAGACAATGACTATCAAATTACGTGATGACGTAACTGGTGCAGTGTCTAAGCTAGTTGGTGAACAGATGCAAAAGCAGTTTGACTTCTTTGAACAAAGTTCAGCAGCTTCTGGTGGTGACTACAAGTTCTTGATGCGTATCGAAATGTTAGACGGCGGTAACGGCGCTAATACTCCAAACGTATTAGAAACTTGGGAATGTTACGGTTGCTATATTACTGCAACTAACTATCAGTCACTAAGCTACAGTGGTCAAGAAATCTTAACAATTGATATGACTATCCAACCAGATAACTG